CGGTGGTTTCGCCGGTGCTGTTGACGTTGGTCAGGCGGTACTGATAGGCGCCGATGAGATGTCCGAGTCCTGACAGAATCGTCGTGCCCGGCGCGCTCGTCGGCGCCGCGAAGGCCACGCCGGTCACCGCATTCGAAATGGGACCTGGCAGCGTTTCGCCGGCGGCGGACGCGAACGACACCCGATAGCTGACGCTGCCGACGATCGACCCGGCCGTCGTCGTCGACAACGCCGCCGTCGGTGCCCCGCCTGGCGCCGCGACGCTGCTGCCGACGTTGGTCGAACCGCCGCCGGGAGAGATGCCGGTATAGGACAACCGGAGCGTGTTCACGCGCAACAAGCCCGTGTCGGCGTACCACGAGGCGTCTTCGATCGGGATGATGGTCTGACCGACGCGCACCGGCACGAGCGCGGTGCTGCCGCCGCCGGTCACAATCACGCGCGTGCGGATCTGCGATTGGTCTTCCTCGTAGGTGACCGGCGGATCGTTCATCAACGTGGCCGTCGTCGGCGTCAGCGCATCAGGCGCCGGACTGGCGTCAGTGGCGAAAAAGTGCAGTTGTTTCGCGTAGTCGATGTACCAGTAACACCCGGTCAGCTGGGCGAGCGTGGTGAGTGCGGCCGCGGCATCGACATCGATGAAGTCGATGCCACCGGTCACGGTCGGCAGACTGCCGACGACGCCACCGGCCGAGACGCCGGGGCAGAACGTGGTGATGAGGTCGACTACGATCGTGCTCACCGACGTCTCGTCGTAGTGCTTAGTGACGAGGCGCCGATTCACCAGGCGCGTATAGTCCTGACAGGTCGCATCCCAGGCGAGATTGGCGTGGCGTTCGCCTTCGTAGCGTTGCGTCGACCGTTCGATGACGCCGGCAAACAGCGTGGTCGCCAGACGATTGATGCGGACCCGTTGTCCGACCGCCACCGCCGCGTTGGTGACGAACGCACACGTATTCGGCACGTCGTTGAGCAGGTCGTGAATCACGGGCGTGCCGGGCCGCATGACGCTGTTGCCGCTGACGCCGGCGATCGCCGTCGTGATGGTGATGAACCGCGTGTATTTCAGGCGCATGGCGCCGAGACGCGCCAGACCGAGGCGTGCAGGCGTTGGGGCGAGAGTCGATCCGCTGATCGGCATTTACGGGCCTGCCGATCCGAGTGCGCGCGGGCCGCCGATCATCGACTGTTTGGTCAGCTTCTCGGCGACGATTCGGGCAATGTCGTCGCCGGTGCCGTTGACGTTGAACGTATTGGTGATGTAGGTGCCAGCGGTGTTGACGCCGGCGACGCCGCCGGCGGAGAAGACCGACGGCTTCAGGCCTACAAACGGCTGCATCGGTGACCGCCCGGTCGGCACCATCCCTGACCGGAACCCCTCGAGGTCGGTGCCGCCGGAGGCTTTGAAGGCCGCCTCCATCTCGTCGACTTGCCGCTTCGTTTCGGCGACCTGGGCGGCGAGCTCGCGCGCGCCCTTGGTCGCGGCATCGAGTGCGTCGACGGCCGCCAGTTTGAACGCGATGAAGGTATCCATCAGCGGACTCGTCGCCTGATTCATCCGGACGAGCGTTTCAATCGCCTCCTGCATCGTCGCGTTGATCTGCTCCTGCGCCTGTCGGCTGAAGCCCTGCACGTTGACGACGTTGCCGATGGCGGCCGCAAGCTTTTCGGCGGCGACGAGCGCGTCGTTGCCCGACATGCGGTCGCTGATGGCTTTGAGTTCGTCGTCGGCGCGCTTCTGCTCCTCGAGCAGATGCCGCGTCGCTTCGTCGGCCTTCCGTGCCTTGTCGGCGGCCGCGTCCAGTTGTCGCGTGAAGTATTCGACCGCGCGCTCCGAGATGCCGTATTGCGACGCCATCTCGGCGACCGTCGAGTTGTGGCTCTTGATGTCAGCCGTCAGCTGCTCGATGAGTCCTTCGGAACGGAGCTTGCGGAGCTCGCCTTGCCAGAGCGAGAGCCGGTGCTGCGAGGTGTTGTACGCCTCGGCCTGCTTGTTGGCGAAGTCGATATTGAATTTGACCGCGTCGAGGTAGCCGATGTTGGCATCGGCGCCGTTCTTAATCGCGCGCGCGATCGAATCCTGTTGCGCGGCGGCGGTCTGCGTGGCGACGCCCAGGCCGAGCATCCGGTCGGTCAGGCTGGCGATCTTGGTGTCGAGGTCGAAGACCTCCGCGACTTTGCGCCCGATGTTCCAGCCGGCAAACGCGGCGGCCGTCACGCCGGTCGCCGTGCCGAGGGCGCCGAGCTCACCGACGCTCTTGCCACTGATTTCCCCGAATTCGCGCAGCGCGTGAATCTCCGGCCCGATGTGCACGCCGAAGGCGCCGAGGGTCTTGTCGGCGGTCGACAGCCCGGTCGCGAGCGTCGAAAACGTGCTCGTTGTTTTTCCGACGGTCGCGCTCAGCTCGTCGACTTCCTTTCGCGTGGCCGTCGTCGTCGTCTTGAAATTGCTGATGGCGACGGCGCCCCCGCGTTCCAGTTTCGTGACTGCGTCGACGGCACGGTTCGTCTGCCCTTCGAACAGGGTCAGTTGTTGCGCGGCGGCCTGCGCCTCCCGTTTGATGTCCGAAAAATCGGCTTCGAGTTTGCCGCTAATCGGCATGTGTCTGTTCCGCCTTCAGTTGTTCAATCAACAAGTCGCGCACATCCGGATCCAACGCCTCTACCCAGTCGAGGGGCCAGCCGCAGCGACGGGCGATGGCAAGGTCACCGAGGATGGCGTCTCGCCAGAGCGGACTTTTTTTTCCTCCGCTCGCGCGGCCGCCTGTCGATCGATGTGCCCGTCGATGGCGTCGCGAATCTCGCGGAAGTCGTCGGGGTCGAGATTGTCGACCACGCGTGCCAATTCCTCGAGACTCAGATCGCGAATCATCACCGGTTGCCCGTCGTCGTCGGTGAGCGTCCAGTCGAGCAGATAGGCGGTGACCTTCGCGGGGCCGACGGCGAGGTCGTCGATCGTCAGGCCGCCGTCGCCGTTGACGGTCGACATCCGGCGATACATCGCCCGTTCCTCGCCCGTGTTTAATCGCCGCCGCACCGTGACGGTGTCGCCATTCGCCAGCCGCAACACGTCGACGACCGGTCGCACGAACCGTGACATCAGCCCTCCGGTGGCCCAAGCCGCGCGGTCAACGTCGGCAGGCCGTGAATCGTCTGCAGTTCCATGTGCTCAATCGGCCAGCGCCACTCGCCGCGTTTGTGCTTCGCCACGAAGACGAGCGGGCGTTGCGCCATCTTGAACGAATCCGACAACACGACGGTCGCCTGCAGCGACCACCGCCGGCCGTCACGACTGACACGCGTGACCGTGTAGCCGTTGATCGCGGCGGCGGTGTAGTAGTGCCACCGGATGTGTCCGACGACACCCCGGATCACGCCGCCGCCGACCACGCGTGCCTCGTTACGTCGGATACACCCAGCTGCCGGCCGCGACGAAGGCGCCGCTGACGGCAACCGCGCCGTTCGCATCGACGCTGATGTGGCTGTCGAGCAGGCCGCGCCCTTCGAATTTCTTGGTCGCGTCGAGCGACGTCGGCAGCAGGCGCAACGTCGGCTTGGCGGTGCCGAAGACGGCGCCGAACAGCACGAGGCCGTCGACGGGGTCATACCAGCCGCTGTACGTGCCTTTGATGTCGGGGAGGCCGTCCACGTACACCTGATTGGCGTCGTTGAACGAGGTGACCTTCACATGCTCTTTTGTCATGTCGAGGTCCCACTTGTTCAGTGAGGCGACGACGACGGGTGACGATCCGCCGGCAGGGTCCATGAGCATTTGCCCGTGCGAGCCGTGCATGCGATCTACGTCTGCCATCTGTGTGTCCTTTGCGACCCGTTGGGGTTCGTTTCCACCGAAGGGATTTACGCGCTCGTGCCGATAATCACCACCTGATAGGTCACGCCAGTGCCGCCCGCGCTGTTGGTGATGGTCAACAGGTCGCCGGTCGCGCCCGTGACGGTGACGCCGGTGCCTGGACAGAACCACGCGAGCACGCCGCCGGGTTTGACCGGAATGCCGTCGCCGGCGGCGAGGAACAGCGGCACGCCGTTCGACGCCGGCCGCGAGACGTTGACATCGTTCGTGTTACCGTCGGCCGCCTTGATGATGACGGCCTTGATTTTGGCGAAGGTGATCGCCTGGCCGAAGGCATCGATGAGCACGCCCGCCAGATCCAGATCCTCGGTGCCGCTCGCCGCGAGCGTCCGCTGATCGGTGAACACGCGATCGGCCTGATTCGCGCCGGTGCCGTCGGCCAGGCTGAGCGACTTGCTCAACGCAAAGGGCAGCGCCACCGATCCAAGATCGATCGGATTGACATGCCGTCCGGTGACACTGAGTTGAATATCGGCGGTGAGTGACATGGTCGGCTTCCTTTCGTCCCGGTCCGTTTACGATGCCGGCGCCGCCATCACCTGATAGCGTCCGCCGCGGTGCTGCCACCGAATCGTCGAATCACGTTCGTCGACTTCGAGATAGCGCACGCGTGAATCCCGCCTGACGACCATGCAGCCGTAGCCGGTGATCGTCAGGGTGGCGCCGTCGAGCAGCGCGTCGATGCGCTTCGCCGCCGCCTTGATGTGCGGCGTCGGCACCGTCGTGAGTTCGACCGCCTTGACCAGATAGAGCACGTCCTCGATGGCGCGGCCGCCGAAGCCGGGCACGTCGTCGGCGTTGACGAGCGAGACGATCACGAACTGGGTCGACCCTTTCGGCGCCTCGTCCCAGTGCACGTTATTCGGCATCAGCTGGAGCAGTGTCGTATCGGCACTGAGCTTCTGGATGACCGCCGTGTCGATGTCCGAGGAATCAGAAAGCACCGGTCACCGTCAATCCGTGCCGCTGCATCATGGCGGCGAGCTCCCGATTCAGGGTGCGTCGTGCACGCATCATCGCCGGGATGAAGATGTTGCCCGCCGGCATCGACCCGCGATCGGCGCCCAGGTCGGTGTGTCGCGCCTCGGTGCCATGTTCGATGATGTCCGCGTGCGGCGCCGTGTTCCGGACCTCGTAGTGTGTCCGGACGGCGCTCTCCTCTTTCACGATGACGCGCACCCGTTCCTGTAACGTGCCGCTGCGACGGTGTTTGCCATACTCGGTCCGGATGGCGGTGGCGGCGGCATTGGTGCCGCCTTGCACCAGGTGCCTGGCTTCGGCGTTCATCGTTTCGCCGAGCACGAGCAGGTCGGCTTTCGTTTCCGACAGGCCGGTCCACCGGATGCGCGCCATCAGCGCATCTCCTCGCACACGAGCACGAGGTCGACGTTCGCCTCGTCGACGTTCTGCACCTTGGTGACCTGCAACACGCGGCCGTCGAGCAGCACGCGCGTGTCGGTGCTGACCTGCCGGTGATACGGCATCTCGACAAGCTGGGTCGCCGTCGTGATGACGGTGCCCGCCGCGACGCGCTCGAGATCGCCTTCGGTGGCCGGGCGGATATACGCCATCACCGACGAGGGCGATAAATCGAGCCACGAATTGGTGTGACCGCCTTCGCCATCCGGCACCGACGGCCCGGCGTTCTGCAACGTCACGCGTTTGGTGCGCTTGCCGACGCCGATGCGCGACCCGATGGTCATATCGTGATGACCTCGCCATCGGTGACGTAGCCGTGCCAGCCGCAGCCGTCCCGTTCACGGTTGCGGAGAATCGACGGCGTCAAACTGAGATGATCGAAATCCTCGCCGGTGCGCGTCCAGAGCGCATGATCGGGCGTGATGGGCGGGCCGCCGTCGAGCGGGTTGTCAAACGGCACGAAACAGAGCAGCCCGCACGTGCTGCACGGACAGTCGAACGAGACGCCGATGCCTTCGCGTCGCGGCACCGGCCGCCCGTCAGCGTCGGTGACGCCCTCGCCGCCCGAGGCGATCCACCGGGGATGCAGATCCGTGAGTCTCATGGCATCGACACCACGATGTACGGCGCGATGGCATCGTCGTAGCCTTCAGGCGTCGTGGTGATGATGGTGCCGACCGTCGTCAAGTCGCGGCCGACGGTCGCGTAATGGGCGATGAGCAGCCCGACGGCATGAAACAGCAGCGGCGCGTTCGCGCGGAGCGTGGCCTTGTTGAGCCATCCGGACACGATGCGAACGACCCACGGCTGAAACGGACGAGCGTCGGACGGCCAGACGCCCGTCGGCGCCAGGCCGAGCCGCGCGGTCGCCAGATCGACGATGTAGTTCGCCGGCTCCACCGTGACGACCGTGCCGGCGGTGTCGACGACTTTCACCGACCCGACCGATTGCAACGGGCGCGACTGCGCGGGCAACGTCACGGTGCCGTCGCGACGCATCGACAACGTATCGAAAAACACGTCGCGCGTTTGTGTCAGCAAGGCGAGGCCGGTGTCCTGTTCGACCTTGCTGCGCGCGGCGGCGATGAAGCCGTTCATCAAATCGTCGCGCGGATCGCCGGCGGTCCAGTCGAGGCCAGCGCGGAGTTTCGCTTCGTCGAGCGTCAGCGGCTCCTCGGCCGGCGGCGTGACGATCACCGACGAGACGCGCCACGAGGGTTCGGTGCGCGTGCGCGTGGCCCAAAACGGCGGCTCGATGAAGACGGCCATCAGCGTTTCTTTCGACGGCGATACGTCGCCGTCGTGAACGATTCAGTTGGCGGAGTCTCGGGCGGAGGCTCCGCCCCCCGGATGGCCCGCGCATTCGACTCGCCCGGTGTCGAGACGGCATCACGCGCGGGCAGCTGCACGACGGCGACAGGAGCGGTCGACGCCGTGCAGGCGGTATGGGCCGCGCCACAAATCGGGCACGGCCCCGGAGTACCCAGCACCGACATAGGTCAGAACCGCTGCGCGGCTCCGCTGTCGATGAGACGCTGCGCCTCGGCGGCCGGCAGGTCGACAATCTCGCCGGTCTTGCGGGTGCCGTCGTCGCGCGTCATGCGGACGCGCGTGGTGCCGATGTTGGTGCCGGTGTCGGTCGTTGACGCGGAGCTGCTCGCACCGGCGCCGGCCTTGTCGGCGGCGGCCTTGTCGGTATTCCGGACCGCCCGCGCGTTCGACTCGCCCGGCGCCGGACCTGGCCCCTGCGCCGCATCGTCGGTCTTGTTCTGGTCGTTGGGATCGTTTGCCACGGGCCTTCCTCCTGTTGTTTTTGCCACGACCGTTAGCCCTCGAGGACGTAATTCGCGATCACGTCGACGTGGGTGGCGGTGGCGAGTGAGCCGCCGGTCTTGCCGATCGTGACGGCGGTGTTGACGTCGAGCGGGGTGAAGGTGGCGCCGTCCGCGAGCACGGTGACGTTCGCCGAGTTGGGTTTCACGATCGCGCTCTGTGTCAGGGCCGCAACGGCGGCCACGATCAACGCGACCGATCCGGCCGATCGCGTGCCGAGCACCCGGACATCGGTGGCGCCCGACGCCGCGCCGCCAATCGCGATGAGCGTCACGTCGATGAGGCGGTACGCGAACCCCGGCACCGCCGCCAGCAGCGTCGCGCCCGAGTTGATCTGCGCCGCGGTGAACCTGGTCCGGATGGTCTGGATGTCGCCCTGATCATCAGAGCGGACCATCTGATTGAGCGTCGCGTCGTATCGAGGCATGCCCGTTACTCCTTCTCCGCGTCAGTGAACGATTCGGTCTTCGATCTGATCCAGCCAGTCATCGACGGACGGGATCGCGTTGGCAACAAGGGGACCGAAGAGGCGCTCGTACGTTTTCAGTCGTCGGAGCTTCTCTGCGATTTCGTCGTTGTGCACCTTCCGGTGCTTTGCCTGGCTGAGAACGCAGAGATTCTCCGGCCGGTTGTCCGTTTTCACACCGTTGACGTGGTGAACCTGCTCACCACGTCTGAGTGGCCGGCCCAGATTGCGCGCCGCGATGACGCGGTGCTCGTAGTGCCATCCGCGCGGGAGACTGCTCCACTGCCGATCCAGCGCGAACTGTGGTTCATAAACGAACGGATATCCTTGGGAACCAATTCGCACCGGTTTACCGTTGTAAGTCCGATTCAGATCAGCGATGGGAGTACGAGCGCCTCTGGGTCTGAGCCCGCTCTTTCGGGCCTCGTTAAAACACGACGCACAGAACACTCGCTTGCGTTGGCGCTTCGCAACCGCAGACGCGTATCGCTCGAACTCTGAGCCGCATTTCGAGCACACGAGAATCGCTCGAGGTGCCCTCGGTCTTCCCGGTCTCGATTTGCCGTTCGCGACCTCGAACGGTAAGCGGCGCTGCGGTTGCTTGGCAGCCATCGTCTAGTTGAGTCCAGTCGTCGTCCCGAATGCGGCCGGACGGTACACAGCCAGGGCAAGCCGACGCTCAGCCCGGATTGCTACGAGGTTTTTCACAAAGAAATCACTGTGTGAATTCGACGCCTCGACGCGCAGGCCGCCCTTGTCGAAGATTTGCGCGGCCGACTTGAAGGCGCCGGTGAGCGCGGTGTTCGCGACGATCGACGGCGTCACGTCGACGGGCAATCCCCACAACGTCGGCGCCTGCGGTGCCGTGAACGGCCCGTTGCCGTAATACTGCCCGTTGGCGTCCTTCGACAACTGGATGGTCTGCCAGTTGGCCGGATTGATCACGTGCCCATCGGGCATCACGAACGACGCATTGAAGACCTTCATCATCTCCTTGAAGATCGCGTCGATATTGCTATCGGCGCCGCGGGCCTGGGCGGCGGTGAGGCCGCTGCGGTCGAGGATGCCGCTGATGTTCGGCGGCGTGCCGTCGCCGTTGAGCAACTGGTCTTCCTCGGTGAGCTCGACGCCGAGCCGCAGCCGCGCGTCGATGTAGGACCGGATCTGCGCGACGTCCTCGAGCATCTCCTCGGTCACCGGCAGCCAGTGCGCGATCTTCTGCACGAGGTCGACCACCTGGTCGAACACGAGCGTCGACTCCGGCTTCGCCGTCCCTTCCGCCACCGTGGCGGCGGCGTTGGTGAAGGTCGTTTCCTTCATGTAGGTGATCGAGTTGCTGTCGGTGGTGCCGGGCGCGAGCAGGTCCCGTACCGTCAGTTTCTTGAACAGCAACGGCTGAATGCCGGGCTGGAACTGCGTGATCACCAGCTTGCCGCCGGACGCGGCATCCTCACTGAGCGTGGTGCCGTGCAGCTCGTGCTGCTGCAGTTCGGCGATCGGTGAGGCCCAGTTCCGCTTGCCGTGATGTTGATGTTTCAGGAAAAACTGTCCCGCGTCCGAGTCGCACCACTGCTGCCCGAGCGTCTTGGTCGGCAACGCGAGGCCCGACGGGGTGCGCTGTTCGGGCACGAGGCCGGCGGTCAGGCGCGCAATCTCGGTGGTGAAATTGGCGTCGCCCTTCGCCTTGGCGATCTGCGCCTTGAGGGTCTGCCCCTCGTCGATGATCGCCTGAATCGCTTTCTTCTCGTCGTCGGTCATCAGACGGCCGGTCTGTACGACCTTGCCGTCCTTGTCCTTCTCCTCGTAGGCTTGGCACTCGCGCGCCGTCTTCTCCAGCAGGGCGCTGGCGGCGCCCGTTTTCTTCAGGAGCTCCTGCTCCAATGCGGCGATGTTCATAACAACCTCACGTCACAGCTGCAAATCGAACACCTGGCGTTCCAGTTCGAGCGCCGATCGTCGATCCTGATCCGTGGCCGCAAGCGGCTCCTGGGATGTGTCGCCGGTCGGTGGAGACATCTGCTGAGCGGCACGGGCATCGTCCGGTGCCGCCGCCATCACGCGCGACAGCGTCTCGTCGAGCGTGGCAATGGAATCGATCATGCCGAGACTGAGGGCTTCATCGGCGGTGTAAAGCGTCGCCTGCCATTCGGCGCGGACCCGGTCGGTCGACATGCCCTGCCCACGGCCCTTGACGATGTCGTTGACCATCAGGCCGTAGGCGGCATCGACGAGCGTCTGCATCCGGGCTTCGGCATCGGCGCTGAGCGGTTCCGCCTCGTTGCCGTCGATCTTGCCCTTGCCGGCCGACACGTAGGTGCGCTTGATGCCGATCTGTTCGAGCGCCGCTGACAGGTCATCGTGCGACGTGTAGACGCCGATCGATCCGACCTTCGCGGACGGAGCCGCCACGACTTCGGTCGCCACGGCGCTCAACCAATACGCGCACGAGGCCATCGTGTACTGAGCGACGGCAATGATCGGTTTCTTCGTGCGTGCGCGGAGCACTTCGCGCGCGAACTCGGTGGCGCCGGCGACGTTGCCGCCAGGACTGTCGACGTCGAACACGATGGTCTTGACGGTCTTGTTGCCCATCGCCTCGCGCAGCTGCGCCGTGAGTTGTTCGAACGTGGTGCCGCCCGACATCTCGCTCAGCAGGTTCATCCGCGGCGCGATGACGCCGTAGACCGGAATGATGGCGACACCGCCGCCGGCCGGCTGCGGCAGGTTCTTGCGGTTGACGAGTGCGGCTTCAATCTCGGCGCGGTCGACTTCCTCGCCGGCGATCCGGCGCGCGAGGATGCCCGCGACCACCTTCAGCATCGGGCGCGTGAGGCCCCACGGATGTTCGAGCGCGAAACTGAGCACATGGTCGTAGTGCTTCATATCGACAACTCCTCGACCTCGACAGCCGGCGGCTCGAGGGCTTCGAGTGCGGTGAACATCTCGACATTGGCCTGCAGGGCGAGCCGCGCGGCGTCGGCGCTGCCCACGATCGGCGTGAGGTCGTCGGCGAGCTCGCGGTTCCATCGCTCGATGTCGGCGAAAAAGGCGGTCGATCGTTCGGTCGGACTGAGCTTGTGCAGACGCGCGCGCTGCCGTCGCCTGGTGCCCGTGATGACGGCGCGCACGAGCGCGTTGTCGGCGGCGGCGTCATCCGTCTCCTCGTCGGACGGCTGCCGGTTCGGTGGCGGTGTCGGATTCGCCGAGGCATCGGACGGCCCGCCTTGTTGCGGAGCGATGCGGTCCGAGGCCGGATCCGGATCACGCGGCAGGTTTTCGATGGCGCGCGCCTCGTTGACGGTGCGCCACGGTTTGCCGACGGAAATCTGCAACGCGGTCGCGCGTTCCTCGAATGAGCCCTGCAGCTTCGCTGCGATGTTGAATTCGACGTACACGTCCTCGACGTCGTCGCTTTCCGGCAACAGCTGCCGTTCGAGTTCCTGTTGAATCATCTCGAGCCACGGCGCCAGCGTGTCCTGATAGACGTGCTTGTGCTGCTCTCGCACGTTCGAAAACGTGGCGTGCTCCAGAATGCCGACCATCGGCTGCGGGATGTGGTACTGCGCGGCGCACACTTCGCGTCGCAGCTTGCCGCTGGCGACGTATTCGGAGTCCTTCGCCGAAAACGAAATCGGTTTGTAGACCATGCCGACCGGACCGACGGCCGTCATGCCCGCCTTGGCGCCGCCGCCGGAGAACTCCTGCCACTGGTCGCGGAAATCCTTCTGTTGTTCGACGGTCCACTTCGGCGCGTCCTTGGTGCGTTCCCACACGCCTTCCATGCGCGTGCTGTTGCGCCAGAATTGTTCGCGTTGTTCACTGGCGGCGATGTCTTCGGCGAGGATGCGTCGCAGCGTTTCGAGCGGTGAGAGTCCACGAAACTTGTTCAACGGGTTGTAGCCGTTGAAATAGACAATCTCGCTCGGCGCAAACGGCTTTTCGCCGCCGCCGTCCGGTGTCCAGATGAATTCGCGCGGCATCAGCGTGCCGGTGACCTGCATCTCGTGCGGTGGCAAACGCACCAGCCCGATCGCGTTCTCGCCGCGTTGGTCGACGTAGCGGACCTTCAGCCAGAACGCCTCGAAGTAGACGCCCAGGTCGGCCATCAGGCTCTCGAGCAGCCGATAGCGTGACGTCGACGGGTTCGGATACTCCAGCCATCGACCGACCGGATGATCCGAGAGGCGCTGGCGGTCGGTGTCAGACACGCGCCTGAAGACGTGCGGTGCCAGCTGTGCGATGTTGCGGCTCAGGAAGTCGACGCAGATGCGAACGTTCGGCTGTGTTTTGTAAATCTCGGAGTATTGCGCCTGCAGGCCGTAGAGCATGAGGCCCGTGCTGGCGCCGCCCCACGTCGGTTGTTGCGAGGTCAGTGCCTGCACGCCCTCGAAGGTGCGAACGATCACGTCAACACCTGAAAGTAGGCAATCTTGTCGGCGTGCAGCGTCACGTCGCCCGGTATCCGGACCTGCGGTGACCCGGCCTTGAGCGCGGTGACATCACGCAACGTGCACCACCCTCGACGCCACGACCACAACACGCCTTCGAAGGCTTCGCTCTGCTCGTACGTCACGTTGACGATGACCCGTTTCAGCAGACACGGCGGGCGTGACCACCACCATCGCACTTGCGGTGAGTGTGCGACACGTCGACGCGCGTGCCAATTTTGGATATCCAAAATCGCTGAACAGGCGCGGTTGAGCGAGACTCGACAGGCGCGCGAGGGGGGGGGGTGGCAAATCTCTGTAACCCACGCCGGCCAAAC